GGACAACATCCTCTTCCAGGATGGCGACATTGAGTGGGACGGCGTTATTGTGCACGAGGTTCAAGAGATCCCCGTCATCACTGGTGTCGGTGCTGCCGGTATCGACGTCGCCCCGTGCTTGCTCATGGGCGCGTGCGCTCTCGGTATGGCCGTAGGAGAGAAACCGAACTCGGTCATCGACGACTCTATGGACTACCGGCGCAAGAACGGAGCCTTAATCCAGGCGACGCATGGCATTGACAAACTCATGTACAATGATGTCCAAGTTGGCATGATGAATCTGTACGTGTCTGGCGTTGCTGACACCTAAACCATCCCGAATTGGCGGGGCGGCTAATGACGGCGGCCCCGCCTTTTCTCGAACGCACAAACAAAAAGGACCGCAAATGCAGATGATATACAAAGGATTGAGCCCAGAGAGAAAGAAGGCGTTGCTTGACGCAAAGACGTCTGGAATGACCTACCCTCTTGAGCGCGGGGTAATGGCTCCAAAGTACCACCTCCTGAAGGACGACAAAGTAGACGAAGGTCGGCAAGCGTACGTCTCCAAGTATCGCGCCGAGTACAAGGCCGACTTCATCAAACAGGCAAAGGCATCCATTGAACGCGTAGACGCAGAGCGTTCCGTCGGCGGCCTGGTGTTCAAAAAAGGCGTCCCTATTGAGATACCAGACAAGCACGCCCTGCGAACTGGCAAGACACCGAAGGTAGACCAACTCGTTGCCTCCGGCGAGTTCGAGCTGGTGAAACAGAAAGATGCAAAGGCATAAATGGCCACAATGACGTCACAGGCTTTGACGCTGCGCGCTTTGGAGCGTCTCGGCGTCAAGGCATCAGACCAGCCCGCGAGCGCAGAGGATACCATCCTTGCCCAAGAGCAATTCGACGCTGCCTTCGCTGAGTATCGGTATATCGGTCTGTGCCCGTTCGAGTCGTCAGCTATCCCTGAGTGGGCTCAGGACGGGCTTATGCAGGTCGTGGCGTCGCGCTGCTCGCCGTTTTTTGGTCTCGGCGAGAACCCAGCCCTTGAGGATCTTGGGCGTAAGAAGCTTGCCGCGCAGGTATCCCAGACGGGGTTCGGCGTTCCGGTAAGGGCGGTGTACTACTAGGAGATTGTTTATGTCTTGGTATAACGACTGGGACGACCTAAAAGGGTCAGCAAAATACGCCCTTCCAGTTCTCGGAGCGGCTGGGGGGTTCGCTGTGGGTGGGCCAGTTGGAGCCGCGGTCGGAATGGGTCTAGGATCTGCAGCCGGAGGCATGATCTCCGGAGACGAGCAAAAGAAGGCGGCCGAGTCTGCGGCCAGTAAACAGCGCGATGCTGTTGGGTTGCAGATCGCACACAATAAGAGGTCAGGCAGAGAGGGTTCTCAACTTATCGGAGACGCCGCCAGTAGGGCCGCAAACGAGCTTCGATATGGATCGCGAAACGCTGGTCGCGACCTGAAATACGGAGAAAATCGCCAGATATCAGCCCTGACTGGAGGCTACAGCGATGCGCTATCGTCGTACAACTCTGGCATGTCTGGGGCGGAGAACTACCTCAACACAGGGGCGACAAACGCTCTTGGGGAGATCGATGGTGGCTATTCAGACAGCAAGCTGGCGCAGCTCTGGAACCCCACTTTTGAGGCCGACCAAGGATATAACTTTCGTCTCGGTCAAGGCAACGACGCGCTCGCCAAAGCAGGGGCTGCGGCGGGGGGCCGGATATCAGGCGCCGCACTCAAGAAGGCGTCAGAGTACAACCAAGGGTTCGCCAGTAACGAGTATGGTAATTGGTTCGGGCGCATGAGTGGAATTGGTTCGCAGCTTGACGCAGCAAGTCAGAGCAGGGGCCTTGCGAGAGCCAACATCCAGAGCGGTCTTGGCAGCAACCTTGCTGGGTTGTCGGAGCGCGGTGGGCAATACCGCTCCGGGCTCGCTACGAGCCTGGCGGGGAATAAGTCGAACATCTACGGCAACACGGCCGTGCAGCAAATGGGACTAAACACAGGTCTTAGCAGCAACATTGCGAATCTGTACACCGGAACGGCAAGCGCGCAAGCAAACTCTCTAAGCAACGTGGCCAACAGCGCGAATAACCTGACAATGGCCAGCTTGCCAACATACTCGGCGAGCGTTCCGTACTCTGGGGCGGGGTGGAATGCCTTCAGCTCTGGTTTGGGATCGGCTGCAAACTCGCTTGCGTTTGGCTATGGTTCGGGAATGCTCGGAGGTGAATCTACCAGATCTGTCGATGCCTACGGTTATGGAGATGTAGGGAGAAACCCGAACGCGTTGGCGCAATACTACGGGACGAGCTACACACCTGCTGGCTACTACCAGTAAGGACCTAACATGGCAGAATTCGACCCCTCTAAGTTCTTCCTCATGGGCCAGCAGTCTCGGATGATCGAAGAGCAAACCAAGGCACAGACCGCCGAGCGTCTCCGTCATGCCATGTTGCCGCAAGCGCGCCAACAATATTTCGAAGGAAGCTCTGAGGCTCTACAGCAACAGGCGCCCGACGAGTGGGTACAGCTCGAGACGCAAAGGGTTCAGCGAGAGAAGGCACAACAAGATGCGTCTTTCGCGTCAGCGGACCGAGCACGTCAAGAAATGCTGTTGAAGAGCAAGGGCATGTTTGCAAGCTTCTCTGAGGCCGCGCGAGACCCAACAAAGTGGGCCTCCGCTGCTGAAAGAGTAGAGGCGCTTGGATTCGCTGAGCCTGGCTCGATTTCTCGTGAGCCTCCCCCAATGGACCAAGTTCTTGCAATGGTCGACAAGAATAGGTCTGTGATTGAAGCTCTGTCGGATCCAAAGATCACTCCGCTTATCATAAACGTCATGGCCAACCACGGCTACGGAGCTGGAATGGAGGCGGCTGCGCTTCGAGACCCAAAAGTCCAGTTCGATATTGACGCCGAGATGGACGCGAGCCGTAATGCCAAGGGAAAGCCGACGACCACAGTGAACGTTGGGGCGAGCGACCTGACCAAAAGTAATGAGACTACCATTCAGAAGCAGGTATTTGACGCCCGGGTAAAGCTTGACCAGCTCGGGCAGATAGAGAAGTCTATCACAGAAATGGGCGGTGCGGAGAAGCTAGGGTCGTTCTATGAAGGGCTTAAGTCGTCAGCCGCCGACAAGGCTTTGCGATCTGATATCTTCGCCGGTTTCGTTACAAATGAGGCCAAGCAACAACTAGGTGCAAGAGCTGTTACTATCGCGAACATAGCCAACCTGGTCAACAAGACGATCAATGAACTGGCGGGGGCCAATGTGCCTGAAGGGGAAATGATGCGCATGCGTCGGTCGCTTCCGTCGGAAGACGACAACGCTGTAACAATTACCGCGAAACTTGATGCCATGAGGCAGAACTTCGCGATGATCGAACGGCACGGCGTGCAGGCTCTTGGACACGGAATATCTCTAGCAATACCAGAAGACAAAGACAGGTCTCCAGCCAAGGGCGCCCAAGCCACACAAGAGAAATCTGCGCAAGGAACCATCATCGTCAACGACGCCGGGCAGAAGGCGTTTCTTCTGAATGGCAACAGCATACCGAAAGGCTGGAGGGCCCGTTAAATGGCCTTGCCGCCCGGAGTCGTGCCGCTGACGCCAGAGCTAGAGCGAGCGGCGGTCAACTACGTCGACGAGTCCGCTGGGGCGCCGTTCATGACTCGATGGGCCGCAGGGAAACAGTTTAACAAAGAGGGAGTTGGTCGGTATCTCGCCGCGAAGCTCGGGCAAGGCAACGTTCTTCCGGTGCTCTCTTCCTTGGGAGAGGTCGAGAACTTCGTCATTCGCGAAGCGCCAGACAAGCAATGGATGACGTTCGACCCTCAAGCCAAGGGCGTCATCTCGTTTCTCCGAGACCTACCCGGAGACATCGCCGATGTGAGCGGAGACCTCGTTGAGTCAGGCGCGCAGACACTTGGAGCCATTGGTGGCGGTCTTATTGGATCCGCAGCAGGAGGAGTCGGAGCGATACCCGGGGCGATTATGGGCGCCGGCGGTGCAGGTGTTCTTGCAAACGCTGAGCGTCAGGCAGAGGTTTCCGCTCTTCCTGGGGCGATACAGGTTTCAGCAACAGAACGCGCAGGCCAGGCCATACAGGCAGGCAATGTTGCAGCCCTTAGTGAGCTTGGTGGACAGCTAATAGGTTCAGCGGCAAAGGGCGTCACTAAGCAAGTGCGCCGAGCGATACAGCCCAAATACCGGAATGCCCTAAGCACGTTCGAGGAGAGACTGCCGGTTGGCCGAGAAGAGGCCCTCGCTGGAACGGGCAAGACTGCGGCCGAAGTGACCAAGGAAGGGATGGCGCTGGAGGGCCGCCTCGCAGAGCGCGGGGTTCCAGTGACTATGAGCTCGGCTCAGTTGTCGGGCTCGAGAAAGACGGCGGGCTTTGAGAACATCATCAGGACGTCGTCGGAGACCATGAACGCGGCGGGAGCAATCGATAAAGACGTCGCGCTCCAGTTCGGGCGCGGCATGGACAAGCTCATTAACCAGGTGTCCAAGGGCGAGGTTGGCGCCGCGAAGGCGACGGACATGCTCGCGGGCTCGTACAACGAAATGCGGTCGCGCCTCTACAAAGCCATGGAATCCGAGGACGCCGTGAACTTCGGCCGGATAGCCATGGCGACAAAGGGCGGCCCCTTGTTCTCGGCCAAGCCGTTGTTGGACTTTGTCGACAAGGCGGCGCCACAGCTCGAGGGACTTGGAAAGAACACCGCGTCAGCAGAAGCAAAATACATGCGGGGAGTCGTCGACGACGTCCTGACCGCTTCCGGCCTGAGTTGGGCAAAGGTGAAGTCGGGCCAGGCTGTAATCACCGCAAAGCAGATGCAAAGCGCTCTGCGTGTGATCGGCAAGCGATCAGCTGACGGGGAGGTCGTGGACATGCCCGTCCGCATCGGCGGCCAGAAGGCAAGCGTTCAGCTTGGTCGCAGCCAGACGAAGAGCATCAACAAAGGTCTATTTAAGGCCCTGCAGGGAAGCCTTGATGAGGCGCTGGCGAAGATAGGGGACGATCCAGCGTCGTCAGAAGCGCGCTCTGTGGCCGAGTCGATACGGCAAGCGCGCGCAGCTCACCTAGCATCCATTGAGGCTATCGAGAAAACCGAGAGCGCCTTTGGAGAAATGGCTATAGACCTGGCCGACAAGAACATGGCAAGCCTCGGTCCCGGCCGGTACCTCGCAAGGTCGACGGAAGAACTGGCGTCAATATCGAGCATGCTGCGAAAGACGCCAGAGGGCGCACAGACGGCCGACAAAATGGCCGGTGCGGCAATACGCGAGATAGTAGAGAAGTCACTGACCGCCGAGTCCAAGGGCGAAGTGGTTTCGATGGCAAAGTTAAGCACAGCGCTCTTCAATAACAGAAAGAAGCTCGAGGCTATTGTCGGAAGTGACGACAAGGCGTTCCTTGGTGATATTACAGAGCTGGCGCACCGACTTAGACGTGTGCCGGTGTTTGGAGGAAACTCCCAGACCGCATTTGTTACTGACGAGCTTCCGAAGATACCAGGAAAGTCGGGGCTTGTTGGTTCGGGCATGAATATAGCCAATGAAGTCGCTCGCAAGGTGGGCATTCTTCAGTCTCCGAAGTCGATGCTTAGGGCGCTAAACGACCGCGAGCAGATCAAGCTCATGCTCAAGCTTGTCGGTCCGCGTGCATACGACAGGCCTATTGTTGAGACTAGCCGCCTACTAACCAAGCTGCTTGGTATACAGGCGTCCAAGCTCGGTCGAGACGATGAGGAGCTACAGCAGCGCATTATCGGCGCTCTCAATGACGATCCTATAGACGACGCGAAGGCTCAAGACCGAGTGACTAAGCAGGTGAGTCAATGACGCTGCAACCTATCCCATGGGCGACCCAGAGCACCAAGGCTCAGTCTGGGGTTGTCTCGTGTGAGCGTCTCGTGAATTGCTACCTTGAAGTAAACCCGGCGAACAGCAAGAGCCCGGTGACCATCTATGGTGATGCTGGTCTGAAGCTGTGGTCGACCATAGCAGAGACCCCGATCCGAGGGATTCTACTGTTCAACGGCGTCCACCTATTCGTTGCCGCTGGGGCCAGCCTATACGTTGTCACGGAGGACAAGGCGGCCATCAACATCGGGGCGCTTCCGGGGAGCGGCCCTGTGTCCATGTGTGCAAACTCGACGCATATTGGTATCGCTACAAATCTCGGGTTCTATGCCGCTACGACAGCCTCAATCGTCGCAGTGGACGGTAACTACTACACGAGCGCGACTTACCAAGACGGGTACGGAATTCTGACGCTGTCCGAATCCGAGCAATTCTATATAACCGGGTTGGACGACATGACCGCTGTCAGCCCGTTGGACTTCACAAGCGCGGACACGTTCTCTGATAAGGTGCGCGGGTGCATCTCTGACCACCGAGAGCTTATCGTATTCGGCTACGAAACGATTGAGCACTTCTATAACTCGGGAGACTCATACTTTCCGTTCACACGCACACCCGGGGGTTTTGTTGAGACAGGATGTGTAGCGACTGGGTCGATCGCTAAGCACGCAAACTTGGTCTTCTGGCTCGGAAATGACGGGGCGGTATGGGTCATGGGAGGATACCAGCCGACCAAGATTTCAACACCGGGTATAGAGCGCAAGATCAAAGGCACTGGAAACAAAGAGGCCGCGCAAGCATTCTGTTATTCGCTAGAAGGCCACGATAATTATGTCTTGTCTTTCGGCTCTACGACGCTCGCCTACGACATCACAACCGGCCTATGGCGCGAGAGGGAAAGCTTCGGTCTGTCGCGCTGGCGTGCTCAGCTCCATACCTATGCTTGGGGACTCGACCTCGTGACCGACTACGAGAGTGGGAATATCTACGAACTCGACCCAGGCACCTACCACGAGAACGAGGCTCCGCTCGTGCGGACAATCCAACCGCCTACACTCCATGCAGGAGGCAAGCGGGTGTTAATTGGATATTTGTGTGTGGACGCTGAGATGGGGTCGCGCCAGACAGACCCAACCCTGCACAGCGTCGAGTACGCCGCCGCTGGTTCCTACTCATGGACGCCGCCAGTGGGTGTTGTTGAGGCCAAAGTCGAATGTTGGGGTGGTGGTGGTGGTGGCGGAAATGGACGGGGTCCAGTAAGCGACGCCGCTGGTGGTGGCGGTGGTGGAGGTGCCTTTGCGTCGGCGACAGTTCCCGTCACACATGGCGTCCCCATCTCTGTCGTAGTCGGTGGTGGTGGCGGAGGAGGAGACAACCCCGCCGCGCTCGAGCCAGGCGAGGACGGAGGAACGTCTTCCTTCGGCGCGCTTGTGGTAGCTAACGGTGGAGGTGGTGGTGGCATTGCGCCAAATCCCCTGGGTGGTGGTGGTGGAGACCCAGCCAGTTGCGTCGGTGATGTGATCCATGGCGGAGGCGACGGATCAGAAAACTCTGGCGGTCATGGTGGTGGTGGGGGTGGAGGCGGAGGAACCATCTCGGACGGGGCTGATGCAGTCGACGAATTCCATGGTGCTGGTGGCTCCATGAATGGTGGCGACGGAGGCGATGGAGGGACGACCGTCGTCGATGGAGAGCCGGGGTTCCCGGGCTCCACCTTCGGCGGTGGTGGCGGTGGTGCGTCTCGGTATACCATGGGTGTGGGCACGTATTTAGACGGAGGAGACGGCGCCGACGGCATAGTTAGGTTCTCCTACTACGTTCCGCCGAATCCGCCGCTGTTTATGCTCGAATGGTCAGACGATGGTGGCAACACATGGTCAGCAATAAGACACGGAACTGCCGGGCTTACCGGAGAGTACACGAAGCGAAGCATATGGACCAGGCTCGGCTCATTCAGAACGAGGACGTTGCGATTCTCGAGCTCGAACATCGGACGCTTCGTCGTGCTCGGTGCCTACGTGGACCTAAGGATATGTGAGTCATGAAAACACCGCACATGCCCAACATGAGGAACCCGATCTCGGTACAAGGTGGAGTTCTGACTACGCCCTGGGCGAAGTTCTTGGGTGAGATCCTGATCCACGTCAACGCTGAGATGGCGACCGGCCGAGTGGTTGGGTTTGAGCTCGTGGCCTCCGACCTGATAGATTCTACGAAGTTCGTTACAAGTGGGTCAACAACAGGGCTAGGGGTCGGTGACTATCTCGGGTGGGCCTACTGCAACGGAAACAACGGGACGACCGATCGCGTGGCAGAGTTCGCGGCGTTCACGACTCTTGTTCCACTGATGAGGATTTGACGATGGCAAGCTTTACGGTCCCACGGTTCCGAATTCAAGACGCTCTCGGCAGCGCGATTGTCGGCGGTCACATTCACTTCTACGAGACCGGCACAACAACGGCCAAGACAACCTACTCGGACGCAGCGCTGACGGTACCCAATACAAACCCGGTTGTGTCCGGGTCGGACGGGTGGACGCCTGAAGTATGGATGTCTGCCGACGTCTATAAGGTCGTCATCGAGGACGCGGCGGGTGTGGTCCTGAAGACATATGACCCTTACTGGCCCAATAAGCCAGACGTAGTAGCAGGAACGGTTACAGGTACGAGCTCCACGGCGACAGCAGCCGTCA